TTTAAGGAACATTTGCTATGCCTCTCGGTGCTGGAATGTTTTCAGTATCCTTAGCTTTGGGTGGCGAGCCTGACTGGGGCGGCTGACCACCTTCAGGCGGCGGCGCGCCCCCTTGCATCATCATTTGCTTCATCATCTCCATCTGCTCCATCTCTACATGATTCTGCAAATGGGCGACAACATTCATATAGCCACCAGGATTGGTCATCTTCTGATCCATCCCGATCTCTGATACACACCATTCCTTGAGTACCGCGATGTGAACTTGGTGCTGGTCGATGTCCTGTTCCACCGGAACAGTCGCCTGTAGGATTGGCGTACCGTCCATGGGATTCATCCCAACCTGCTGTGGCTGACCAGTGATCAACTCGTAAATCTCATATAGCTGTTTGCTTCTATCCGAATCACCTGGGACAGTCAGCTCCGTAATACCTATCAACTCCGCGACCGTGTGTCGATTCTCAGGGTGGAACAGAGCCTCATTAAGAGCCTCGTTATTCAGTTCAACAAGGCGCATAATGATGTCGCGCTTCTGAGACCAGGCTAGAGGAAACTGCTCTGAAAGTTCAGGCTCGACCTGACCAACCTGACCAGACATCTCCGCCTTACGAATCCATACATTCACGAAGGAGTTCTTGCCCTGTGACTTTACAATCTTCTCGTCCGTCTTCATGTTCTTAGCATAGCACTTGACTGCTTTGCTCTCAAGATCGGACCAGAAGAATGAAATCATCTTGTAGATGATCTGCAATCTCTGAAGGGCTTGCGCCCGACTCATGGAGTATTCGGAGGCGGTGTCGCTGCCTCCTTGCATTGATCCTCCGTAGACGGACGGTACAGTTCCAAGTACAAACTGACCAGCGGTCTGTAGATCATCATGGAATTCTTTGTGCTCTCTGGAAAGAAGAGCCGCACGATTCGTATAGAAAGCCGCCGAGATATTTCCTCCGACCGGTGCTTTGACAGGATATAGACTCCCAGGAGAAACCTCCATCGATCTATATTTTTGTAGGTCGATGACACTAGAATCAACGAACGTCTCAGGGATTCCGTGTCGTATGGTCTCGACAGTAAGCTGGAATACTTCATTAGTCATCTCTTGAATAGGTACGAGAGGATTAGCATAAGGCTGACCGTGGACACGATCCAGGATAGGATCAACAGACACAGTCCAATACTCGTCCATATCCTCGTCGTTAACTTCGGCCAGGACATCATTTATGTAGATAGCTCTCAAACCTGAGGGGAACTGGGACTTGAGCGCAAGCACACGCTCATCATCCGACTTCCCAATCTTGTTAAACATCCACGGCCTGAGCCAGATTTGTCGACAGGTGCAAACATCTGCATCATCATCCGTCTGAACAATAGAGGGGGCGCGCGCCCATCTGTCGTATCTTTCCGAATCCGCCGTTGGCACGATTTTGTCAGCGATATGAGGGAACTTCTCCTGCATCTCAGCGACGTCGTGCTCATCGTTCAGGATCAGATATCCCGACTGTTGCAGAGTGCGCGCCCGTGGGAAAATCTGGACATTGGTTGCTCCGTATAGTTCAATGATCTGCCGTGACTTCGCGACAGTCTCTTCCCAATCTAGTTCTTGAGTAGGCTCTTCTTCTGTCTCAATCATAGGAGCTACGTTCGCCCCACAGTTCGGACAAATCTCCGCGTTCGGTGGAGGAGGCTCCATCATTCCTGGCTGCGCCAGGACATCTTCCTCAGGAGGAGGAATCATCGCCTCATCAGGTAAGCCTTCCAGACCCATCGCTTCAGGAACAGGAGGCTCAATCGGCATTCCCATCTCCGCAGGCATATCTTGCTCCATCACAGTCTCTACTGGAGGGGGTTCTACTGGAGCCTCTGCCTGCGGATAGGCGCTGTTCTCGATCGTCGTTGCTGCACCTTCAGGGACGGGCATTTCTTCGACGGGCGCTCCACCGAGTTGGTCCGCAAGCTCCCCGGTGTTCATCGGCTGAACAGCTAGGTTCTCACCACATTCGGGGCAATATCCCACCTTGTTCTTGATCATTCCCTGACGGAAATGTTGAACAGTTTCTGTACCATACTTGCTGTTCTGGTCGTTGAACGTATATGCAGCTATGACGCCCTGATTGTATAGAAGGCCAATAGCCTTCATAAAGAGGAACGGAGCTTTATTGTGTTTGCGTATTAATTCAGCGAGGCGTGTGTAAGCCTGAGCGGTATAAATGTCTTCAGCCTGGTCTGCATCATTTGGATAAAAGCGAGTTGCTGGCAGAGACTGTGAGATTGCAGAGATAATGACTTCTCCGTGGGCTTTGTAGACGTTGACGATTTTGTTCTCGATGTCCGCCTCTTCTGCGTAATCATAATCATCCCCTTCGGTGCTGCTGATAAATCTCCAGTCGTGCGCAACCTCAGAGAAGTAGATGTTTTGCAGACCTTCCCAGAAGTACTCGTTACGCTTGAGAACTTTCATCATCCGGTCGCGAGCGAACTGGTCCCTTGAATCTATCTGCAATACCAAGGAGTCAAGAGCTTGCTTCAGCTCAGGCGCGAGGATTTCGTCTTCAGCGTTATTCGTCATTTACCTGTCCAGAACTTCAACAGATCTTTTTCTAGATCCAGGAAGCGTTGCTTGGCAAGACCCTTGAGATGGCCCTGACCGGAACGCTCCAATCCGTCTGCTATCTCAGCACTGATTGCGTTAGTGTTCTGATACATCTTAAAAGTCGTTTGCTTAATAGCAGCATTGATGTCGGCCTCACTTAGCTGAGGCAACTCACCCTTCTTATAGAGCTTTACGATATCGTTGTAAATCTGGTCGTAGTATCCCACCCCGCCAGTAGGGTTGTAATCTGGATGCAGCTTATTGCTGGCGTAATTCTTGAACGCGCGCCCTCGATCAATCCCGACAATTCCGTTGGGAGTTCGTAGGAACTGCGCACCGTGAGCATCCATATTTCCCGTGAGCCAGTCTACAGGATGATTTCTGATTACGTCTCTAAGCTCTTCAGCAGTAAGCGTCTTAGGGTCAACTTCCTTCAGGGTCGGCCAATTCATGTTGTTTCCGACCGCAGCCTGCATCGTGCCTGTCTTACCACCCATCTGTGTTACTTCTATCTTGATGGGATGCAAGCCTGCCAGATTAGCAACCTTGTTTGCAGCAACTTCCTGGTCTGCGAAGTAAGCTGGATTGGCTTCCTTGAACAGATAGTCCTGACCGTTCTTCGTATAAATGTCCTTGTTCTTCGTACCACCAAGTATATCCTCGGCGTCTTTTACCTTGATCTGGTATCCTGTGTCAGCACCAGTGGGCGCCGCACTCTTAATACCAGTAGGACCTTGAATCAAATCCTCAATAGGTTTAACTTTAGGACTACCTGATATCCAGCCACCATTCGGCTGTTGCTTCATGTATTGCGTGACGAACGGGTATGACGAAGCGTCTGCCTGGAAGAACGCGAGCTGTAACTTAGCAAAGTCGGAAGGGTCCATGCCGACCTTGTCGGCCTTTTTCACAAGTTCATCAGCTACTTGTTGCGGCGTAAGTTTGCTCGATCCTTGGAGAAGCGAGCCAATCATGTCATGATTGAAAAGCTCTGTAGCAAGATCGATGTCTCTCTGATCAAAACCTTCCTTCTGTAGAATGTCCTCTATAATAGGAGTAGTGAATGAGTGCTGCAGAGTCTTGTCACCGCTAGCTATAGCTTGCGGCTTCCCGATGTCATGTAGAGGGAGCGCAAGATTCATTATAGCTTCTACATCCATCCCTGAGCGATTAGAGATGTCTGCAAATTCCTCCGAAGTTAGCTGGGTCTTCCATTGCTTGAGCACATCCTTTGTGTGGGACTCGATGCTACCCATCTCCGTCCCACTGTGCTTGGCAAAGTTCTCTGCAATCTCTGGATAGGTATTCTTCAGATAATCTAAACTGCCGTGAGTATCTAATGACTTGATCGATTCCTTGCCAAGAGGATCAAGAGCCTTAGGTAGAGGGACATTTTCAAATCCCTCAAAACCTTTGGGAAGAGCTGATGGAAGTTCTGCTGGAGCTGCGACAGGTCCTGGAGCCTTGACGAGCTTTGGCTTCGCGACAGGTGCCTGTCTTGTAGCACCACCCACGAACGTATCGAAATCTATCGTGCCAAGATCTATATCTTCAGGTGTTCCTGCTTCCTCCATCTTACTGATGGTCTGGAACAAATCAGCATCTTCATACGCGAGTTTAGACTTCAATGCAGGATGCAGATCCTTCCATGCCATCATGACATCTTCAGGATCAGCGTTAGTATCGTGGAATAGATCTACGAATCCTTTATACTGTGCGTCATAATCGACAGGAGCTTCGACCGTTGGTTCTGCTATCGCCGCATGAGCCTCAAACGATGGATCGTGGGGCGCCCAATCTAATTCACTGGCCCTGGGATGGACGGAAAGAAATTCATCCACCTCAGCCTGGGAATTAAATGTTCCAACAGTCTTACCAGTTGTTGCATTGAATACGTCGATCTTACCAATATCCGGTGCTTCAACGTCACCGAAAGCTGCACCAGTAGGAGTCGGTGGAGAATCAACTGTATCTCCCTTGAGCTTCATGTCCCAGAGCTTTTGGACTTCCTCGGCTGCTTCGTAATGACTTGCTGACCCAAGGTATTCTATTGCAGCGAGGTGCAGTTCCTCTGGAGTTGTGCCAGGCGTGACCTCTTTCAATTCGTATGGAAGCTTGACTCCAGCCTCCTCAAAGATGTTATCCAAGTCCGCTATATGCTGTTGCATCGTAGCTGGACGATTTACATCCGTCGCGGAAGTTGTCACTCCCTGATAGACATGAGGCTGCTCTGCTATAGCAGCTTCCGACATTTGAAGATATTTCTGTGGGTCTGTCTGCGAGAGTTGTAACTTCTCAGCATCAGACATATCCGCCCAGGTCTGTGATGCCGGACCTGCTGGAGCTTGGCTCGTAGGAACTGGAACATCGGCAGGACGACCAGACTCCCACTGCTTGACTGCAGCAAGCTTAGCCTGCTCGGTTTTGGTGAGGTCACGTCCCGCAGCCGCAAGCTCCTTGAGAGTTCCTTGCTCGGTTATCGAGATAACCTTACCCTTGTATGTGGGCGCGCCCTCCCAGGACTTTGGAGGTTTCTTCGCAGTAGGAACCTCATTCATATTTGCAGCCGCCCACGACTCAGCTGCAGATACTTGAGAGGGTGGAGGAACTGGAGGAGGTTGAACTACAGCAGGACCAGCAACATTACCAGGAGTTGGAGCTGACACTCCACCGGGAGCATCCGATGGAAATACTCCCTTAAAAGTCCCACCACCTTCCTTTGGCATCCCGGCTGGAGCAATCTTACCTTGCTTCCAAGGAGTCGTCAGTCGATTCTTCTGTGATCCTACAGGTGCGAATAAAGTCTGTCTTGGGTCGAAGGCCATCGACCCTGACTTAGTATCTTGGGGAGTACCAACTACATAATCTGTATAGTGTATTCCACCGAACTCGCCTGTCACGCTGGGTTGATTGAGCGCGGCTGAGCCATATCGCTTCTCGCCTGTACTACTCAGTGCTTGACCACGAGAACCCTTGACCTTGACATGAGGACCGAAGTCCTGAGGATAACTCAGTAGTCCATTCAAGCGATCGATGGCGTCTGTTGCTACAGGGTCCATCTTGAGCTTTTGGTAGTATGCCCCAAGTTGTTCCGGTGTAGCCTGACCAGACCTGACGGCCGCATGTGTTACCGCACTAGGACCCTCGGCGTAGTGTCGTTGGTCGTTGAATGCTTTCGTAAGAGTCTTGATGTAATCCTTATCCTCAACAGGATCTAGCGATTTGATAATTACATCGAAATCTTCCTTCGGAACGGGCGCGCCTCGAACATCCAGAATCTTTGTAGTTTCTGGGAAATCAACTGGTATATGAGTACCACCAAGATAACTCTTATTCGATTGTCCTGTTGGTGGCTTACCTGCCTGACGAGCCTGTTTGGCTTCCTTTGGAGTGTAGTATCCTGCATGACCAAATCGGCCTAGCACATCTCCAGAGGACGTAGTACCAAATCCTTTATTGAGGACTAGATCTTCATGGTGGGGGTAATTCAGACTGTGCGAGAAACCTTCGACCCCTCGTGCGCGCTTCCAGAGGTTCGGAGGAAGCCAAGCAGTCTGCGCCATCTCAGGAGTCGCACCAATGAGTGCGCCTGCTCCAGCCGCAAGATACTTCTCTGGAACTAGATTGGTTGGATCAGTTACTACATCAAGACCAAGGCCCAGCATCCCACGTTGTACAGGATTAGCTCCACTCAATGTCTCTTCAGGAGCGCGCTTTGTAAATTCCTGTGACGCTGAAGTAGCTCCTAAGCCTGCTTCATATCCTGACTTGACACCTTTGAGACCTTCCCAGACTACATCAGACAGAGGCTTCTTCTCACTACCTGTACTGGTAGCGTCCATCAGTGCGCCAAACGCGCGCCCTCCACTTTCCTGAGTTGCACCAAGAGCGCCAGCTATTTTACCCCCAGTAGACTTAGCCTGTGTTTTGATTGGCTCAACAGCCGATCGACCGACTTGCTCTGCAATATCTAGAGGTGCGGGAATGTGCTCATACCAAGGCTTCTCGACTGCGGGAGGCGCCACAGGAAGATTTACGTCGCCACGCGTTACCTTGCGCGGACGATTCGGATCGGTTGCCTCAGAGTACCAGTCGCGCGCACCTGATAGTGCGCGAATCGCTCTGTCGTAGAGTCCGCCGTATCCGTAGTCCTCAGAGCCAGCCATTATTGTGGTAGTTTGCCAGCCTTGCTATATTCTTCCTGGACTTTCGTCCAGTATTCCTTCTGAGCGTCGGGGAATTGAGCTTTCTCTCTGGCCTCTGCCATCCGTCTTTTCTGTCCTATGGATAAGTTCTGTCTGAGAGGTTTCATCTCGGATTCATCAGAACCTGGACCCGAACTTTGAACCTGGCTCGTCGGTAAAACCCGAGCCAAAAGGATTGCGTATCCTTCTCGCTCCGACTTTAGCAACTGTTGGAGGTCCTCGATATGCATCTTGTGCGCCGCGCACGCTGCACAGACGTTCGTTTGTAGAATATATGGCCTTTTGAACCAGGACATAAAACCTATAGCCACCTCAGTGAGCCACATAATGAGGATATCGGCCGCGCCGTGGACGTTTGTGATACATCTTAACAGGACGGTCGAGTTGTTTCTTCTCACGGTCCAACTTTTCCATCCTACGGTAGAATCCAGTCTGATCTCCAGAGGTTTCTAGGTATTCCAGAACTCGGTTGAGCTTCTCTCGCTGGGCTGTTACGTTAATTGACTTCTCAATCCAGCGATGTACCTCTTTGATTAGGTATCTGGCCCCATCATAAGGGTCATCTCCATCAAATTCCATGACGTCTTCCATTTTGACGTCGTCGTAGATACAAAGTGGGATGACATCCTCGAGCGCGCCAAGATTCTTGTCGACATAGTACCGCGAATCCTTGAGAACTTTGAGTTTCGGGAGGTTATCTTCGGGAGGTTCCGGCTCGAACATAGCCGAATACTCGTTGAAGGCGATCTCTCCGTAGATTCTGAAGATTCTGGCCGCTGTTTCGACATTGTATCCGTCTTTTGGTAGAATCCTGGGAGGCTTTGGCTTCCATCTGAGGTATTCGTGCATCAACATCTTGCCGCTGATGCGATCATTGTCCGCCAAAGTCACCGGGAATCGTAATTCCACCCCAGTTGGATTCACGAC